CGGAAGTGCAAGTAAAGGCCGTTCAGGACGCTAAAAGCGGTAAGTGGAAAGAGTATCCCGCCGTCTTAGGTAGCAGAAGTATTAGACAGAAACCTCGGTTTATATTTATGTTTCCTATGTCAACTAATATAGTTGAAAAGCAGTATGTTATACCTATTATGGATGCTATACGCTCAAATAAACTCTTAAGTTTTAGTGCTTGGGAGGGATTTGAAGACGTAGAAGTTGCCTTACATAAACAACACGCTTTTTCTGCCAGAATCAAGGTATCCATGGATTATAAAGGAATGGATCAGACTATGTCAGAAGATCAAATGCGTATTGTGTATGACATATGTGCGCCCGTTTTCCAACCCAAATATAGGGATGGACTATTAGAATCCCTTCTTCATTGCGTGAATATCCCGATCATGATTGGAGAAGATAAGATGATAGTCGGGCTTCATGGATTAGCATCGGGGTCAGGATGGACTAATCTTAGTGAATCTATTATGTCAGAATTCATTCATGAACTCATTAACCAAAGAGTACCGTTAGTTGGTAATCAATTACTAGGTGACGACGGTGCAATGACCCACAATGAAATTAATATTAATTTTGCACAGGTTATCCGAGAATGTTCTGATTTATGCGGCTTAGAAGCTGAAGAAGATAAACAGGACATATCTGAGGACACGCTTCACTATCTTCAACGTTTCTTCGATAAAGATATTTTAATTGAAGGAACTGACATAGTTGCAGGTAGCTATCCCACCGTATTGGCTCTCAACGCTGGGATGAATCCGGAGAGATTTCATGACCCCAAGAAATGGAATGCACGTATGGAGATACTCCGTTGGATTATGATACTAGAGAACTGTCACCATCATCCATTATTCCACGAAATCGTGGATTTCTTTTGTGAAGGAGATGATTACCGTTTAGGTTTAAACATTCCAGGTTACTTTAAGAGACATATTGTCCAGGACTACAAAGTAGCTAAGACTATCAATGATTTCGTACCAAGCTATAATCAAGCTAATAAAACACGCTCGATTCTTGATTTTGATACGGTAAAATACCTTAAGAGC